ATATGCGTGGGATTCCATAGCTAATGCCTCCGCTCTTGGAGCTACTGGAGCTACTGGGCCAAGCGCCAACCTCTCTAACTATGTTCTTAAGGCTGGCGACACGATGACTGGGAAGTTAAATTTGCCAGCATCAACCACCGCAACTGCTGGGATTAATATTGGGAGTGGAGCCAATCCAACGTCTCCTGTTACTGGAGACGCATGGATTTCAAGCGCAGATCAATTACTTAAATGGAGAACAGCATCATCAACAATTTCTGCTGCCGCAGCTAATCTTTCTAACACTTTTACTACAAACCAAACAATTTCCACTCCTACTTCAAGCGCAGTTCCTGCACTTAGGATAACACAACGAGGAACTGGAGAGGCACTAAGGGTTGAGGATTCAGAAACTCCAGACTCGACTTCTTTTGTAATTAATTCAGATGGCCGAGTTGGAATCGGCGTTACTCCAGACGCAACAGTTTCCTTGTCTGTCGATACTACCGGAATTAAATTCAACGACGGCACGATTCAAACTACGGCAGCAACAGGTATAGGTAGTGTTGGAGCGACAGGAGCAACTGGCCCTCTTCCTGCTGATGCTATTGTTGGTAACTCATCTGACGCATCTTATGTTGATGCTATTCGCACATTAACATCCACAGCATACGATGCGCTTGGATCACCTGATTCAAATACTATTTATTTTATTCTTTAATTATGCCATCTACAACAGGACAAGTTTATTTGGGTAGCGCACTAATAAGTGATGTGCGGTTTATAACTAATGGTGGATGGATAAGACCTGCTTCGTGGATTGCCATGCCAACAATTACTTCTACAGAACAAAAAGTGGCTGCGCTTTTTTTGGTTGGAGATAATAACAGCAATTTTGTCGCGTTTCGTTTTTCTGGAAACTACACAGTCGATTGGGGGGATGGCAATACCGAAAATGTTTTAAGTGGTGTTACGGCAGAACATAATTATTCGTTTAGTAGTCTCTCTCCAGCAACAGAATTTGGCCCAGTTGGTTCTAAAAGTCGGCAGGCGATGATTGTTATAACTCCGCAAGCAGGACAAAATTTTACATCTATCTCGTTTAATTTTAAGCACTCATCGCTTGTTGGATTAACCTACACAACGCCAATTCTTGAAATTATTTTTTCCGCTCCAAGTTGCACAGCACTGCTTATTGGAAACACAACGGGAAATTTAAGATTGCTTGAACAATGCACTATTCTTTCGCATAATGCGACAAATTTAGAAAATTTATTTAATGTTTGCTCTTCGCTTCAAAGTGTTCCGTTATTTAATACCTCTGCGGCAACAAGTATAAATGGTATGTTTAGTGGGTGTTCCTCACTTCAAAATGTTCCGTTGCTTAATACTTCGGCTGTAACAAACATGAATTTTATGTTTAATTTTTGCCCCTCACTTCAAAACATTCCGTTGTTTAATACTTCTGCTGTAACAAGCATGATTAGTATGTTTACTGGGTGTTCCTCGCTTCAAAGTATTCCAGCACTAAATTGTTCAAGTGCAACCACAATAACTTCTTTTGCTAATAATTGCAACGGTCTCAAGCGTTGTCTGGCAACTGGTATAAAAGGCACTATATCATTTGCAGGCGGCACTCTTGGAGCAACCGAATTAAATGAAATCTACACTAACCTTGCTGATCTAACTGCACTTCCAACGCAAACTATAACTGTAACAAACAATTACGGAACAGCAACCGACAACCCCGCAATCGCTACAGCAAAAAATTGGACTGTTGTAGGATAATTTTATGGAAAATACATCTGGATTTTACAAAGAGGAAAATGGCGAATTGCTTTACGGGCCTAATTTTGTGCTGAATAAAAATTACGAACTCCGCAAGGAAACGCATAATCAACATACATATCCAGTCGATGGTTGGTATTGGTTTGATTCTAAATTTGAAGCAAAACTATCTTTAATTAACGCATAATGGACACTCATTCATTTAACGCAGGCGCAGCAGGAATGCTGGCAACAGCTACAAGTATCGGAATCTCAATGCTTCCGGCAATAGAACAATGGTTTCGCATGGGTTCTCTTTGTATTGGTATCGTAGTTGGGCTTGCATCACTTGCTGTTATCATCAGAAACTGGAACAAGAATAAAAATTGAATTTTAATATAGTTTTGATAAATTACATTACATGAAAACACTACTACTAAAAGCACTATCACTGCTTACCGGAGCATCTAAATCTGTATTGGAGTTTATTATTCCAATCTTGAAAGATAGCACTGCGAATATCTTAAAGGCGTTGCTTCCAATTGCCGTTGAGGTTGTATCTTCTTTAGCAGACTCTTCTGCAAGCGGGGATGAGAAACGCAAAATTGCTGGAGAGAGAATCAAGCAAGCCGCGCTTAAAGAGGGTATGGATGCCTCTACACGGGCAGTTAACCTTGCTATTGAACTGGCTCTTTCCCGTATCGGAAAATGAACGGAGACAAGCCATGGTGGCAGAGCAGGACGATTATTGGAATCGTTGTTATGCTACTCGCTCAAGCCTTAAAATGGTTCAATGTTGATATCATTAACGAGGAGCTTACAGACATTGTTACTATTGCGATGGAGACAGCAGGCGCAGGACTTGCTGTTTACGGGCGCGTGAAGGCTCGTAAGACGCTTCGCAGGACAAGACCGGGGGGATCATTCAATCCGAATGCAGAAGTGCGTAAAGCAAAGCCTGCGAGAAATAAGATATTTGGTTTGCTTTTGGTAATGACTGCATGCTCGTATGGTCAGATGTATCCATCAAATGTCTGGTATGAGAACCCTATCAAGTTTACCGAAATTGTAGATCAACGCTCATTCCTTGTTAGGCTTATTGATAGCCTCAAGTATAGCATTGCGTTGTTCCCACTCAAGGGAGAGATCAAGGGTTCTGCTGACTTTTAATTATGCCTAAAAGAATCGACATGGCTGGATTCATCTTGGATTCAGAAGCCCGTAGGGACAAACAAGGAAACCTTAGAGTTTATAACCTACCTGCTGCTGATGGTGGGGGGTCGTATGAGGTTGCCGGAATCAATGATCGCTACCATCCAGAGGCTGCAAGTAAACTAAAGGGCTTGATTCAAGATGGGAAGCAGCAAGAGGCTGAAGAATATATCAAGGCATATCTACTGGACTACACGAATGTAGTTACCAACTGGACTCGCAACCCTGCTGTTGAAGCATTTCTTCGTGACACAGCCTTCAATCGTGGGCCTAAAGGTGCATTGCGTATCTTGCAAATTGCGTTGGGAGTCCCAGATGATGGCAAGTTTGGCCCCGTTACCCAAGCGGCTATGAGTAAGTATACAACATCTGAATTGTTGGATAGGCTGCGTAAGGCAAGGGAAACATATGAACTCCGTATAGCACCTCCGGTTGGAGCGAGAAAGCAGTTCTGGGCAGGTCTTCAAAACAGATGGGACAATGCGCTAAAGTTTAGTAAGGAATTTATTGTTTAACAATTATGGAACAAAAAGATAGTCAGACCAAAGAGTTAGAAAAAGAAAACGCAAAACTTAAAGAAATTCTAAGGCAATGTCTCAAGGCAAGGCAGATTGCCCATGTAAAACAAATTATTAGAGGGGTATTTACAAATGAGTGATGCAATCAAATCAGCGATGAAAAGGCTTGGTGTGTCCGGTGTGAATAAACCTAAACGGACACCAGGAGCAGCAAAATCCCATGTAGTTCTTGTGAGTAACAATGGAAAACCAAAAACGATCAGGTTTGGGCAGCAGGGTGTATCCGGTTCTCCTAAACGCGAGGGTGAATCTGAGGCAGATCGCAAGCGTAGGGCATCATTCAAAGCTCGCCATTCAAAGAATATTGCTAAAGGAAAAATGTCTGCTGCATATTGGGCTGATAAAACTAAATGGTGACAAACCAATAGTTTACGCAAGCGCATTAAAATTCTTTTTGACTTGTTCACATTTATTGTTAGTATCCCAACAACATGAAACACATCTTCATTAAAATTGATGGAGTGAAATGGAAGATTCTTTTTAAGAAACCAACGCCAAACGATTACATTGGAGTTGAAGAAGATGACATTGGACTTTGTGTATCTGAAGACAAAAAGATATTTGTCACGCCAGACCCAGATATGGTTCTTGGCACTGCAATGCACGAAGTCCTTCATGCGGCATTCCCGCAATTAAACGAGGATGCTATTATTGTTGGAGAGAAAGCCCTTGTTCAATTGTTGGACAAATTCCCTAAAGAACTATTACAAAAATGAGTTTGCGTTACGAACAGTTAAGTTCCCTTGTTAAAACACAGAAGTTCCTGCGTGATCTTTTGTATACAGACACTCGACCTAAAAAAGTATCTGAACTGAAAGAGAGAGCATACAGATGCCTTCGTCATTTTCCACACTTGAAAGAGAATGGAGAGCCAATGTGGAGTCAGGATGACTTCCCGTGTCCTAAAATTCAACTCACAGAAGAAAATGGCAACAATAAATAAACAATGGAAGAAATGGATGGCTGTTAGCTGTTCTCATGGAGACCACCTTGACCCAGAGGCCAGAGACAGTGTGCTTCGATTTAAGGAGCAGTTTCGCCCTAATACCACCATTCACCTCGGAGACTTTATTGACGCAGCAGCGGCCCGTTCTGGAGCAATGAATGACCCAAATGCAGCGGATCGTGCAGCGTCAGTAGCGGAAGACCTTTCTGCGGGTGTAGATTTTTTGCAGGAGCTTCGTCCAAATCATATTTTATACGGAAACCATGAGGATAGATTGTTCAGGCTTGCCAATTCGCCTAATGCGTTAGCGGCTCATGCTGCAACATTAGTTATTCAAGAGATCGAGAAGACTGCAAAGAACCTCAAAGCCAGAACATATCCATACGATATGCAGTCACATCCTATAATTGGAGGCACAAAGTTTATCCACGGTTTCATGTATAACGTAGCCAGTATTAGGGATCATGCGGAGACATTTGGAAATTGCGTCATGGGGCATGTGCATCGCACTGGCATAGAACAAGCAAGGACGCTAAATGGAGCTACAGGATATTCAGTTGGTATGCTGATGCGCTTTGGTGCTGACTATTCCAAAACGAAACGCCAGACACTTGCTTGGACGCAGGGATTTGGTTACGGATTTTACACAGACACACAAATAACAGTAAATATATGCGAACGAAAAAGGGGAAACCCGTGGATGTTGCCGCTATAAACTCTGCTTGGCAGGGTTTGTTCGACCAAAGCAAAACTAATTCTATTGAGGGGCTTAGAAAGGATGGGTGGATTTCCATCTATGAAGCCTCCAAGAAAATGAATAGAACAAGAGCGGCTACAAAGGCAGCCCTTGAAAAGATAGGGGCCGAATACCAACTGTTTCCAATTCTCGTTGGTGGAATTGCAAGAAGAACTGGGTTCTTTAGGCTTAAATGCTGAAGGGGGAGAGGATTTTAACCCCCTCCCCCACCATGAACACACAAGCCTGGACACACACACGCACCCAGCTATGTGTAATCTATTTTATTACTTCCCAATAGTCAACTGGATAATTAATTTCTATTTCTGTTTTTTCTTGATCGAAGGATTTGACTTTTTCTTGCTCGACTTGGAGGCGGATTGTCCATGGGTTGTCTTCAGGTAGGATTCCAGAGTGTCGCAAGCCATCGAGTAGATTCTTTGTGGACGCTGCGGCGTTGTCAGGATCAAGACATCGGACTCTGAACAGAGTGAAGCGGACTTCAATGCGTCCAACAGCAAGTCCCAAGCCAGCTTTTTTTCTTTGTACTGGACTGCCCAGTGCTGGCGCATGGTTTTGTTTAACGAAGGGGTTCTGTATAGTACTGTTAGTTTTAGTTGCATTGGCTTGTAAAAATGATTGTGAGGCGTTTGGGAAGGCAAGCATTAGTTCTTTTTGGGTCATAGTGTGTATCCATTTTCTTTAGCCCAAGCTGGATTGTCATGGCATTTAGTATGGCAAAATCTACAGGTTGATAAGAAGGTGTCTTTATTACACAGGTTCTTTCCCCTCTTAGCCATGTGGTGAATGTCTGTAGCATCGCATCCACAAATCTCGCAATATGGATTTAATGCGAAGTGTTCTTTCCTTGCCTGAGAATACTTGACGAGTTCTTTAGAGTGTCTTGCTGACACCTTGTTCATCCTACTTCTTCTTAACAGGGGCATAATAGCGTTCCATACTTTTTAGAGTTTCAAGGCATTCGCTATTCTCGATTGGCGAATGAACACACTTTGGAAATTCCTTTCCTCTCATGTGCATATCACCTAATTTGTTCAGCTTGAATGGAGAGACGAATATTCTCATCTCCCCATTCTCAAGGCCAATGAATGGAATCAAATCCATCCTACGAGTCCAGCTTTGACATTATGCTTTTTAACCATTGGTTTTTCTTTTTGGGTTTTGTTTTTTTAGAAGCAGGCTTACGAATTCTTTTCATTCTGTAAATGTCCGGTATTGGACTATCTTCAACATAGACTTCGTGTGTGATTGCTTGCTTGCAACAATACCTAATACGCCGGACAAAACAAACATTGTCTTTGGTTGTCAGAACGCGAGTGTCCTTAACCTCGGTATCCTTGCCGCATTCCTTACACTTCATTTATGAATTTCTTTGCATCTGCCATTAGATTCAATCTCCCAACAACATCGTCTACTGAATATGCGGGATGCTCAATTTGAAGAACAAGTAGTTTAACTAATAGCTTTGCCTCTTGCTGTAGTTCATCCTTATCTTTTACTGCTTTTAAGAATTTAGATAGAAGTGTTTTGCCTCCCTTACCATAAGACAATGCCTTCTCCAGTTCGTCTATACGATCAGAATCCTCTCTTGCGTTCTTGCGTAGAGACTTGATTACTCCAATGAGTTCATTGCGCTCACGCTCCAGTTCGCGGGTGTGTTGAAGCATAACTTCCAGATAAATATAGTTACCTGGGTTTTCTGCCAATAGGGAATTGTAAAGCTCATCCGTATCTGGTGTGCTGGATGAGAAAAAAAACTGCGTTACAGGGGTATCGCCACCTTTAACTATTTCAATTTTCATTTCGCGCCCTCCTTGAGTTGCTCCCATGCGTTTCGGTAAAAGAGAACATCCGCCATGAGTACTTGGTTGGACTCCGACATCTGCTGCGCCAAATCCCTCGCCTCGTCGCGTTCACGCTCCAACTTGCGGGCAAAGCTGGCTGTAACAACCTGCAATGGGATTGGGTTTGTTCTGAGCAGCCCTTCATGTTGTGCAGCATCTGTTTCTGGTGTCTCACTCATTTCGCGCCCTCCCTATGGATCATTTTGATAATCTCTGCAATCGCTTCCTCTCGGTTGAATGACAGGGAGCAAATGCCCACATCCCTCCAGTGTCCGCAATAGAAGACTTGGTAGGTAAACCTCCGGCAATCATCTTCGGACTCGTCAAGATACCGGAATGGGAAGCCAAGGAACTTTGAGTATCCATTGGGATTCTCAACCATA